AGTACGGTGGAGGGATAGGATCTCTCTAGCAAAAGACTCCCGTCCATATTTTTTAACATCTTCTGTAAGTTCTGGACAACTTCCATAGTAGTTTCTCCAGTTACTCTCACTTGTAACTCTTCTCCGCTTGGTAGTCTGACCAGTATCTCTAGGCTTTCGTTTCTGCCAAAAGTATTTTCTGCCGATGTAGGCACGTTTCGTGGTGCTACAGGTAATTTTGTAAACAAAACCATAGTTATCCCCAATAAGAGACCCGTCAAAGAGGCTCCCACAATAACTCCAGGCGTTTTCATACTCATCCACTTGTTCATAATATCACTCCTCAGTATTTAGGTCACATCCAGCATCGATCAGAGAGTCTGCAGCAATCTTCAGGGCGTCCTTAGACACGTCCATGGTGGTGCAGTTACGCTCTAGGTTATAACACGCCAGAGCAGTGGTTCCTGACCCACAGAAGGGGTCTAGAACATGCCCACCAGGAGGACATGAAGTCCTCACAATACGCTCAAGTAACTTGACTGGTTTCTGTGTTGGATACTTACGCTTGTTCTTCTCTGAACGTGAGATAAAATGAATATCATCCCAAAAATTCTGTATGGGAGACCCTTTAGACTCCTCCAGATAGATCTTTTTGTATGGAAGATTAGCACCCCAATGAATCAAGTTTTGATCATGAAGAACTTTAGTCTTCTCTTCAGTAAATCTCCACCCATACTGAGGTTTGTAACCATTGTATTCATACTTGTGTCCAATACGAGACTTCTCACCAGTCAGTTTACCTAGTGCATAGAATCCTTTCTCATCTTTATTCTTAAAAGAGTTCTTAGCATAGGTTTCATCTAGTGGTGCATACTCAACATCGAAGTATGGATCTCCTTTCCTGAATACCAAGATAGAATCCACAATATTACCCCACCCCTTACGAATGTTGTTCTTAGGACCAGAACGTTTCCAAGAAATGTTTGTATAGAACTTAGATCTAACATTCTTAGTAAGGTCTCCTAAGACCAGCGCATTAGAATCAAAGTTATTGTGAGCATACAACCAACCGTTAGGTTTAAGTGCATCAAAACAATCTTGAATAACAGATGCATACCACTCAATATAGGCGTCAGTAGACTCCCACTTATCATCGAATGCTACTTTTTTGTCTTCTTCAAACATGAAGAACTCTCTATCCAATCCGAAGGGAGGATCGATGTATACAAGATCATACTCATTATCATAGTTGGAGAGGTTTTCAACTCTCTCTCGCAAAATTTGAATCATTAGTCGTTAATCCCACGGATCGCGTATTTGTATTTTATTGCCTGCATTCTCCACGCTTGAGCGAGACTTGACGGACCCTTTGAGAGGAGATCTCTCTCCTCCTGATTGAGTCGGTTTGTCCGTAGGAGGTCTTCCCTCCAACCAGGTAAAGAGTATCTTATCACAACTGGAAACCAGCGAACGTATCCTTCTTAACATCTTGTTTAATACTCCCGATAAGGTAAGATTCTACTTCTGTCTCCTGTGGTGCAACCTGCATACCTTTAGAGGATAACCAGTGCTGCGTCCAAGGCAGTGGGTTGTTACTAATGGGAGTATCAAAGATTGCTTTGAGACCAATTGATCTCAAGCGACGATTAGCAGTCCACTCAACATACTTAGCAAGAAGTTTATCATTAAGACCGATGATAGAACCATCTTTGAACAAATACTCTGCCCAAGACTTCTCTTCTTCTACACACTCACGGAACATCTGATAGACATTCTCTTCTTCTTCCTTAGCAATCTCAAGCATTTCAGGGTCATCCCCTGATACCCACTTGTTCAGGATGTTTTGAGTGATGGTCATGTGTTGCGACTCATCTCGTGCAATGAGTCCGATGATTTTAGCAGATCCTTCCAGGAGTTTAAGTTCACCAAAAGCAAATGAACAAGCAAATGATACATAAAATCTAACTCCTTCAAGGATATAGACATTAGCAACTGCTCGATATAGTTTACGCTTGAGTTCACGTAGTTCATATTGTGCTGTAGGGACTTCATCTAAAGCATGTTCCCACTGATTGCCTGCACCCCAGTCCTGTGCTGCCTGCAAAAACTCATCATAGGCATGGGTAACTGACTGTGCTCTAGCAAGAATCCTATCATCATCTAGAATGTGGTCAAAGACATCAGAAGGATCAGCATATACATTCTTGATGATGTGGGTGTAGGAGCGACTATGGATCATCTCCATGGTCTGCCAGATATTCATGGCACCCTCAAGCTCGGGTAGTGAACAATAAGGCATAAAAGCCATCCCAGGACCACGCCCTTGTACAGAATCCAAGAGGATTTGGTACTTAAGGTTACTAGTGAAGATGTGCTTCTGTGCTGCATTAAGTGTCTGATAGTCGGCACGATCTTTCTGCAATGATACTTCTTCTGGACGCCAAAAATAACCCAATTGTTGCTGCGTCAATTTATCGAACACAGGATACTTAAACTTATCATAGCGTTGGACCCCAAGAGGTGGTCCAAAGAACATCTTCTGTTTTGTGCTATCCAACTGAGTGGTGTTGAACACAGTCATACCTTCTACTTTACTACGCATGGGTTCGCCGTTGGTTCTAAATTTTGCAGCTGTCACAGTCGTCCTCCTCTGTCTCTAAAATGTTGTTTAATAGATCTTCGATTGATTCCTTTTTCTCCTCTGTTAGTTCTGGTTCGTCTCCTTTTTGATCATATGTATTCTGATAATAAGAAGTCTTCCATCCGTACTTATAAGTCTTCAGGAAGTCACCAGCCATAACAGAAACAGGCACCTCATTGTTCTCATAGTTCTCTGGATTGTAACTCCAGTTACCAGAGATTGCCTGGTCAAAGAACTTCTGCATAGCAGCGATAACTTTGATGTAACCATCATTGTCCTTCATGTCCCAAAGAAGAGTATAGTTATTCTTGAGACTACCATATTGAGGAACGATCTGCTTGAGCGGTCCCTTTTTGCTTTTTTTAGTGGACAAAAAGGCTCTAGGTGGCTCGATTCCATTTGTTGCGTTTGACACAACGGAACTGCTCTCTGATGGCATCTGAGCAGACAGTGTCGAATGTCGTAATCCTCGTGATCGAATTTCGGTACGTAGAGTTTCCCAATCATGATTCAATTCAGTTCCACAGAACTCATCAATGTCTCTCTTGTACGTGTCAATTGGGAGGATACCGTCAGAGTATTTTGTACGCTCAAAGTATTCACATGCACCTTTTTCTTTAGCGATTTGGTTACTTGACTTGAGTAGATAGTACTGAAAAGATTCAGACAAGTCATGGACAAGTTTCCATGCGTTTGGATCATCATAGTTTACTCCTTGTTTTGCTAAGTAATGTGCTAGACCGATATAACCAATGCCGAGAGAACGGCGAGCAAGCGTACTAATACGTGCTGCTTCCACAGGATAATCTTGATAGTCAATCAGTTCTTCAAGACCCCTAACGGAAAGATCACACAGTTCTTCTATCTCATCTAGGTTACGAATCTTACCTACATTTACTGCAGACAAAATACATAGGGCAATCTCACCTTCACCATCAATGTGCTGAAGTGGTGTAGTAGGAAGTGTGATCTCTTGACAGAGATTGGACATGCTCACCTTATCTTTGAAAGAAGAATGTGTATTACAGTGGTCGATATTCATAAGATATAACCGACCAGTCTCTGCTCTCTCCTTTAGAATATCTAGGATAAGTTCTTGTGCCCCGATAGTCTTTCTTGGAATAGACTGATCTGATTCATAGTCCACATAGCAAGCGTCAAATGCATCAGTACCAAAAGCATCATAGAGACCTGGTACGTCATGCGGTGAGAATAAGCTAATCTCTCCATTCGCAATGAAACGTTCGTAGAAAATCTTTGAAATTTGGATTGAGTAGTCAAGTTTCCTCACTCGGTTGTCTTCTGTACCTTTGTTATTCTTCAGAACAATTATGTCTTCGATTTCTTGGTGCCAGATTGGGAAGTGGACTGTGGCTGAACCTCCACGAATCCCATTTTGAGTGCAACATCGTACAGTTGATTCAAATTTTTTAAGGAAAGGAACAACACCCGTGTGTTGTACTTCTCCACCTCTAATTTTAGCGTTGATCCCACGGATTCTACCCGCGTTAATACCGATACCAGCCCTTTGTGCGACATAACGACCGATGGCCATATCAGAACTAAAAATACTATCCAAGGTGTCGTCAGCATCAACCAAAACACAAGACGCAAACTGCCGAAGAGGAGTTCTAACCCCTGCCATGATTGGTGTGGGGATGTTGATTTTGTGTCTGCTTGTTGCGTCGTAGTATCTTCGGACATAATCGAGTCTCGTTTCCTTAGGATATTCCTGGAACAGGGTGAGAGAGATCATTACATACATGTATTGAGGTGTTTCATATACCTCACCGCTGCTACGATCCTGTACCAAATATTTATCAGCAACTTGTCTCAGACCAGCATACGTAAACATAAAGTCACGGTCATGGTCGATGAAAGAATTGATTTGATTCCACTCATCATCAGAATATTTACCAAGAATAGAAGCATCATACACACCACGCTCTACAAGGTTCCTAGCATGGTCTAGAACAGGTGGATGACCTTTCACCCACTCAACACCAAACACCTGCTTTCTAAGTCCAAAGAGAAGCAGTCTAGCAGCAACAAACTGATAGTTTGGTGCATCGATAGAAATGAGATCACTCGCAGACCTCACCAGAATCTCTTGTATTTCTGCCGTAGTAATGCCGTCATAGAATTGAATCCCAGAACTCATCTCTACCTGAGATGCACTAACAGCACTACCAAGACCTTCACATGCTTCATCAACCATCTTGTGGATTTTCTCTAGGTTGAGGGGTTCCACATTCCCATTACGCTTCCGAACTTTTGTACCGTGACCGTTGCTCATACTTTTTTCCAATCGTTAAATTTAAGGGTTGCTTCTATTCCCCGATAGACGTTAAATTCTACCAGAGTTTGAACATCGTGTCCAGCAAGGAACATGTCGTTTATGTCCTTTTGCTCAATGTTTTTTGGCCAAATGACTACCTGATCTCCTCGGTTGATAACGTTGGAGATTCGCTTGACGATTTCTCGGTTGCGTGGTTCATTATCAAAAACCCAAATATAATTGCTCCAACCAAACGTCCGAACATCAGCATCGGAGCCAGCCATAGCAACTGAGTTTTTAATGAAGGTCGCGTCAAATGGTCCCTCTACAATATGTACAGGTTGATCGGGTTTAATTCTATCCAGTCCAAAGATCTTGGGTTGTTCCTCATCCAGCATGATCGTGATGTATCTAAGTTTTGCCTTGGGGGCGAGCGATCTGCCTTGATATCCAAAGAGGTTACCTTGGTTGTCTTTAAATGGGATGATAATACGTGGACTATCTTGTCGCAAAGTATCAAAGATTTTTTTCTGGGAGTTTGTCCATTGTTTAAACTTTGGACAGTAATAGAAGTAATCAAGATCTTTGATACCCCGTTGCTCAAGATAGACTCGCGCTGGGTGTGAAGTATTTAGCTCTGAGATTTTTTCAAGATCAGCAGTTTTTGTGTTGGTTTTATCAAATACTGGTTTCTCAAAATTGAATTTGGGTTCTGGTGTATATGATCCTTTTCCTGTCGGACTATTTGAATCCCTGAACTTATCCATGATGTACCGATCATGCAGAGTAGGGTCCTGATCCTTAAGAAAATTAGACAGGGTTCTACCTACTCCACAGTTGTGGCATTTATATACGTAGTCATTCTTTACCTTAAAGATGTATCCTCGTGCCTTGTTCTTATGCTTCTGTGAATCACCACAGTAAGGACATCTAAAGTTGTATAGACTTTTACGTTTACTAGAGAAATGCGATAAACGATACGACACCAAATTGATGTACTGTTCGTCGATAAGCATACATAATTAAGAATTCGATCTCTCTATACTAGCAGGTGCTATCGATTGAGTCAATGGTTTTAGCATAGGTGCAACCACTTGTCCAACCGCCACAAGAGTTGCTAGTACAGCAGTAGCACCAACCACAAATTTCTGGTTTGA